AAATGTTGGCGTTCCCGCGATGCTATTAGGCGCGGCAAGGAATGTGTTTGCGGTCTGTGAAGCAAAGTTAGATGCTGTGACCGCTAAAGTTCCACCAAGTGTTAAGTTGCCTGTTGTTGTAACCGTACCGGTCAATGTCAAGCCGCTAATCGTGCCAGTTCCCGCAACAGATGTCACCGTGCCAGTTGTTGAGCTTGTACCCGCACCAATTGCCGCCCGAAATGTTGGCGCATCTAAGGCAGACACAGAATTGTCTGCATTCATTCTTGGGAAAGTAATTGACGTAGGATTAACAAGCGTAAAGAAGTTTTGACCTACAGTCGTTCCACCTAAAGATGTTCGACCAGTTGCCGCCGTTAATCCTGTTGAACCACCATCCCATTTAAGACGGTCGGTATAAGCCGTATCCCAATTGGATTGACTTGTTGTTGTAGGAATTGAATAACCGGCTGTCAATGCGACGGCTAAAGTTCCTGTCGTTGTGATTGGCGTACCGGCCACAGTCAGTCCCGTTGGGACAGTTATGGCAACGCTAGTTACCGTTCCTGTCGTAGAGCTAGTTCCCGCGCCAATTGCTGATCTAAATGTCGGGGCATCCAAAGCTGACACGGTGTTATCCGCATTAATGCGAGGGAATGTAATTGCAGTTGGATTTGCCAATGTGTAGAAGTTGCCGCCTACCGTTGTTGCACCCAAGTTTGTCCTAGCTGTCGCAATATCAGTTGCATTTGTGCCACCGTTAGCAATTGGCAATGTTCCGCTGATATGCGTAGTCAAACCAATTTTGCCGTAAGAGGGTGCAACACCAACTCCACCGGAAATCAAAGCGTTGCCTGACGCCACATCAGCAAGTTTTGACAATGCGGTTGTTGTTGAAGCGTAAACTAAATCACCAACGGCGTAACTTGATTGTCCTGTACCACCGTTGGCGGCGGCGACCACACCCGTCACATTTAATGAAGTACCAGAAGTATTCTGATTAAAAGTTGGCCAAGTCTGAGCACCAGCAAACGCAATCGCGCCGGTCATCGTTCCGCCACCCAAGGCTAGGTATCCAGACGCGGGCAAATACGCAATCAACCATGCCGCTCCGTCGTACACTTTCATATAACCAATGGTGGTGTTGAAATACAAATCACCACTTGTCATGGCGCTACCTAATGGGTCGAGCGTTGGATCTGACGATAGAGAGCCGTAGTACTGACCTCTGAAGGTATTTAACGAGCTTAGAGAACTTGCCGCACTGGTCGCAGACGCAGTTGCGCTGGTTGCAGACGCCGTGGCACTGTTACTTGCGTTTGTTGCACTTACGGCTGCAGCCGAAGCCGATGTTGAAGCCGCTGTGGCCGAGCCCAAAATACCGTCAACATAAGCCTTGGTAGTTGCGTCCTGTGCTACCGTCGGATCAGCAAGCCCCGTGATTTTGCTTGCCCCCATTGCAATAGCGCCACTCATGGTGCCACCAGTCAAGTTCAATTTAAGCGCGTCAGCAGTATCAACATAGGTTTTAGTTGCTGCGTCTTGAGCCGTTGTAGGATTGCCAAGGCCGGTAATTTTGCTGGTGCCCATAGCTATAGCACCAGTCATGGTGCCACCATTCAAATTCAGTTTGAGCGCGTTAGCGGTATCAACATAGGTTTTAGTTGTTGCGTCTTGCGCAAGCGTAGGGTCGCCTAGCCCAGTTATTTTGTTAGTGGCCATGGCAATGGCACCACTCATGGTGCCGCCAGACAAATTCAGCTTGAGCGCGTTAGCGGTATCAACATAAGTCTTGGTTGCTGCGTCTTGGGCAACGGTTGGATCGCCCAGTCCAGTAATCTTGTTTGTACCCATAGCAATAGCACCACTCATGGTGCCGCCAGCCAAATTCAGCTTTAATGCCAGGGCTGCATCGATTTGAGTAATCGTATAAGCGTTACTGATGTTGTAGCCAGCTATGGTCGTTGGGTTTGTTGCAGCAGTCACCCGGCCATAGGTATCAACGGTCAAGGACTGATAAGTGCCAGCATTCACTGCAGTTGTCGCTAGGTCAATGTTGTCAGCGTTGACCACAATACGGCTGCTTGAGGCCGTGCCAACGTCAAGGGTATTTCCGGTTTTAGTCAATCCCGCACCAGCCGTGATCTGCCCTGCACCGCTAAATTGAACCCAAGTTACTGCTGTCGTGCCAATCGTGCCACCCTGGTCAACCGTACAAACCCATCCGCTTTCACTGTTGGTTGCGCCCTTTTCAATAAAGGTAAAAGCTGAAACCAACTCAGCCCAAGTATCAGTATCTATTGAGCGTGTCCATGAACCCGCAGCGCAAAGATAAATGCCGTTATTTGCTTGCGTTGATTGGTCTTTTACCAAAACCCTGTCGCCTGCGGCTACCGTGACTCCATCAATGGTCTGAGTTCCAGACAAGGTAATGTTGGCGGTTGTCGCAACAACGCAACTCACTTTGGCGTCAAGCCCTTGAGCCGTGTTATCAACATAATTTTTCGTAGCTGCATCTTGTGCTGCAATCGGATCGCCAAGTCCAGTGATCTTGCTGGTACCCATTGCAATCGCACCACTCATGGTGCCACCGCTTAAATTCAGCTTAAGCGCGTCAGCTGTATCGACATAAGTTTTAGTGGTCACGTCCTGAGCTGCTGTCGGGTCGCCTACTCCAGTAATTTTGGACGTACCCATCGCGATCGCACCGCTCATGGTGCCACCGCTTAAATTGAGCTTGAGCGCATCAGCTGTATCAACATAAGTTTTAGTGGCTGCGTCTTGAGCTAGTGTGGGATAGCCAAGATCTGTGATCTTGCTGGTGCCCATAGCGATTGCACCGCTCATGGTGCCACCAACTAAATTGAGTTTTAAAGCTAAGCCTGTATCGGTATAGTTTTTAGTTGCGGCATCTTGAGCCACCGTCGGATCACCAACGCCCGTAATTTTGCTAGTGCCCATGGCAATTGCGCCACTCATGGTGCCACCAGTCAAGTTCAATTTAAGCGCGTCAGCAGTATCAACATAGGTTTTGGTGGTTGCGTCTTGAGCCAGTGTGGGATTGCCGAGGCCCGTAATCTTGCTGGTGCCCATCACAATAGCGCCGGACATGGTGATAGCCGCAAAGGTCGATGTGCCACTAGAGGCTACGTTACCCGTAAGATTCCCGGCGACGTTGCCAGTAACGTTGCCTGTTAAATTCCCAGTGACGTTACCAGTAAGTGCTCCCGTAAAACCTGAGCTTGCGCTTACCGTCGTAAAGGCACCGGTTGATGGCGTTGTGCCGCCAATTGGAGTGCTGTTGATCGTACCGCCAGTGATCACAGTGGTCGAGCCAAGCGAAGCTGTACCAGTTACCGTCAAACTGGTGAACGTTCCGGCAGCGGCCGTGCTAGCGCCAATTGGCGTACTGTTGATCGTAGAAGACGTGATCGCCAAGGACTGTAAAGCTGCTGAGGCCGTCATGGCAGTACCAGCAGAGTTGATCATTGCTACCTTGTAACCGTTTGAGGCTAAAGTCGGCAGCAGTGCAAAACCCGCCGTGATGCTCTCAAGCTCAGACCTAAGCTGCGCAGATGAGCCTGGTGAGTTGGGCGTTGGGTATGTGGCGTGGTTGTAATAGCTATTGCTCATCTCAATCCTCGGCGAGGGGTGTAGTGAACAATGATGCTGTTCACCGTAAATTGCGGAAAGAGATCTGAGTTGGACGAGATACGAACTGACATGTTTTCAGCAGTTCCGTTAACTTCAATTTCTGAAGGAGAAATATCAGTGCCATCCCAGACAAAGTTGTCCCAAATCATGGAATCCCAAAATCCTGATCTCAAATCGTTTTCGTATGTTTCATCTAAGGGTTGGTCAATCGCATTGGTTCTGTATCCAAGGTCATAACCAAATTGAATTTCGGTATATGAATCTCCAGTTAACTCAACGCTGGCCTTTCGATAGCGCTTAAGCATTCGAGGTGATCCAGTTGAAGTAAAAACTAGATTAAGGTTGGCAGGGATCGGGTCGCCATCAAAACTTGTACCTGCGTCAAGTCTGTAAACAAAGCCGTTTGTTGACCCAAAAAACTGAGATGTATCCCCAGTTGGCGTCTCGCCCTCCACGCAACAGCTCACTGGATGTTCAAATTGAACCGGCATGCTCCCAAGTAACTTGCCATTTAAGACGGTCAGATAAAGAGCATTGCCGTTGGAGAAAAAGATTCGGTATTGGCCCTTATCCCTATTAACTAAGCTACCAGCAGCCGTGTCGCGGTTTTGCTGAATAAAAGGCCGTAAGTTCATCGTTAACGAAGCAGGCAAAAAGTTACCGAAGTTCAACGTTGTGCCCAAACTGACAATCCCACGGTCATCAAGCACGTAGGCTTGATCCATGTTTTGTGCTGTATAGGCAATAGCACCTGTACCAGTATTTAACGTTGACAAGCTGAAATTCGCTGAGCTTGTTCCGTAAAGAACTGAGGTGTCAGAGCGGGTATACACCGCAAGCGCGCCACTTGTTTGATCCCCTGGCAAGGTCAAAAGATTTGTGACCTTCGCGTTCATTGCCAACTCCCCTGCGCCAAGTAGCGGAGACCATTGATACGGGTACCCAAGTCCGGAAAATTGCAAGGATGCACCGAAACTCAAAAAAAGATGCTGCTTGTGAAAGGCTATGTGGTTTGGCGTGTCAACTGCCATTCCTGTTTCAATCGGAACAAATGTTGTTCCGTCAAACTCAAATCCACGATTAACTCCATCCGCTCCGTAGATTTTGTAATTGGCCGTACCGCCGCCAAAGTTGGCTACCACCGTTTCATAGCGGCCGCTTGGGGCCAATGTTATCTGCGTCGCAGCACCGCCAGCCTTGGCTTTCACACTTGAGCTAACTATTAGGTTTTCACCGCTGGTAAATGCCCCCGTGGAGGACGATAGGATTAATCTTCCGGCCGCAGTCCCTGCACCTAATGTGCCTGACTGCAACACTACTCGAGCCACAACGCCTGAAGCACCACTAGATGCACCAGTTACCGTGTCACCTTCTAAGATCAAAGCGGTACCTGTATTAAATCGCAACTCTTTGCCAAGCGTGACCGTTGTCCAGCCGCTAGAGCTTGACTTGTAGAGCACTGCTGCTGTACCGCCTGAATTATTTCGCCAGGCGTAAACAACACCGTTGTAATAGCTCACACCCAGAATTGTGCCGGAGCCTGGAACTAAAGCGATATCTGCACGGTAGTCGTCAGCCGCCAAATTGCGATATGTGGCATCGGTCAAACCATCTGCAGAAACTCCCTGAACAATTGAAATTGTTGCAACATCAGTGCTACTGACTCTAACAATTTCACCTGTTAGAAACGTGCCTGTTTCTTTTGTAATCACTATTGATGTGGAGTCTACAAAAATAACTTTACCGGTTGCAGCAGAAAGTGCGCCGGTTATGGTCGCCCCAACTGAGACTGATGAAATGAATGTGCAAACCAAGATGTTGTAGTTTGCGTCTGATGGGCTAGGTCGACCGTCGAAGCGTTCATAACCCGCAATTCTTGTGTAGCCACCTGTAATGCTGCATTCAAAGTTTGCAGCACGCCGAGCTACTCCAGCGGGCAGCGATAGCGTAGGCGTCACCTGATCAAGACCGCCGTTAAGCTTGATTAGATCGTATCTGACTGGAACTGCTTTAAACATAAACTAAGCCAGAGGGGGGCCACTGACAAGGGTCGGCAGTTGATCAATGTTTAAGCGTTGCATCAAACGCTGAAATTCAAATTCAGCCCGCTGATATACCTCTGGCGCAGACTCATAGCCGGCGTAGTAATACATCGCCCGATAAACAACCAACATGTGAAAGTTGCTAGGCAGCGCCGGTGTATCGAAGTCTGCAGAAAGCTCAATGGGTTTTACGTAATACTCACCATCGATAACGTATGCTTGGTCCGGAATGGACCCAAACCCAAGGTCTTTACCTCCATCTATGGTTACCACCACTGGCCTGGCATACGTAGTTCGCATATTCCCGTACATGTACAAATTGCGAAACGTCGTGTACTCCATATAGTTCATCAACTGCTCATCGGCATAATTTTGTCCAACTGAGCTACAACGGAAACTATCCCTTTTCCAATTCGCAAAGGTGCTACCAATTCCGGCTTCTGTAGGGGTGTAGAACTGTTGATGTGTAACTGTATTAAAGGTTACCGTAGCTCGCATAAACAACCAATCTTCTTTGCTTGTTTGAATGTCAACCCAAGCCGACGTTACCCAGTTTGCAATGCGGGCGGCTTCGCCCGTTAAATTTTGCGCAGTGGCTAAGGCTGGCCCAGTGACCCCGCACTCAACGCGAGTACGGTTAACAAGCTCAAGAAAATTCATGCCGGCTCAGCTAATACATGTTGCAGCCAAGCGCGGCCTCTTGGGTTGGTGTCCTCTACCAGGTCAAATGGGTAGCAAAGACCGTGTCGAGCCACCATGTCAATTTGGTCTGGTGCAGACGCGTTGCGCGTAATTTGCGAGTACTTGGTCTCTTTCATGCGAGCCAGCACTTCAACGTACTTGCGGCGAACCAAGGTTGGATAGCCGCGAATGATTGGCTGGTTGGTGCCATTCACATTAACAATAACTTGTGGCGACTGGTTTTCATCTGTCGTTGAATGCACATTGATCGTGACGAGTTCATTCATAAATGATTCTTCACTTGCCAATGCGCTGAAATCTTTTGACTCTGCAAGAGTCTCGAT